CAAGCCGCACAGCCGGATGTACTCCGACGGGATCATCGAGGCTCTGGAGTTCTGGGGCTCCGTCTCTGGCGACATGCTTCTGGACTTCGGGATCGAGGACAAGTCCATCGACAGGTTCAAGGAATACGAGGCCAACGTCTGGCTGATCGGGCCGTACTGCATCAAGGCGATCATCAACCCCGATCCGTTGGGTCGGCGTCCCTACGAGATCGCCCAGTGGCGAGAGATCCCCGGTGCCTTCTGGGGCGTTGCCCTGCCCGAGACCATGCGTGACATCCAGTCGATGTGCAACGCAGCCGCCCGTGGACTCGCCAACAACATGGGCGTGGCCTCCGGTCCGCAAGTCGAAGTCGCCATCGACCGACTGCCGGATGGAGAGGACATCTCCTCCATGTTCCCTTGGAAGATCTGGCAGACGACATCCGACCGCACAGGTGGCGGTCAACCCGCTGTTCGCTTCTTCCAACCCGAGATGAAAGCTGGCGAGATGATGACCATCTACCAGAACTTCTCGAAACAGGCGGATGAGATCACCGGGATTCCCAACTACGTCTACGGGAACACCAACGTCTCCGGTGCTGGCCGAACTGCATCTGGCTTGTCCATGCTGATGGACAACGCTGCAAAGGGCATCAAAAACGCAGTTGGATCAATAGATATCGTTGTATCCAATATCGTTGGTCGCCTTTACACTCACAACATGATGTACGACTCGGACATCTGGGTGAAAGGTGATTTCCGGATCGTGCCGAAGGGCGCTCTTGGACTGGTGCAGCGTGAACAGCTTCAGATCCGCCGCAACGAGTTCCTGCAAGCCACGGCCAATCCGATCGATCTCCAGATCACTGGCGTCGAAGGTCGCGCTTACCTGCTCCGTGAAGTGGCGCATTCGCTTCAGATGGACACGGACAAGATCGTCCCTGACGTTGATGTTCTGAAGTACCGGCAGGAGAAACAGGCGCAGGAGCAAATGGCGATGATGGCCGCTCAAGGTCAAGCGCCGGGACTCCCGACACCTGAAGCTCCGGTCGAACAACCAATGGAATGAGAGGACTGTGATGGCGACGAAACCGTTCGGTGGCAAGCAGAGCAAAGCTGAAGAGATGGCCGAAGCCAAGGCTGTGAAGTCGGGCAAGGTCACTCCCGCTCAGTACGCCGCCCGGGAGAAGGCCGAAGGTGACAAGCAGTCGAAGGCTGCGCTCACCAAGAAGGGCCAAGCCCTGAAGTCGGGGAAGCTGTCGGCAGAGAAGTATGCCGCCAACCCCGGCAAGTCGAAGATGATGCACGGCAAGAAGGGGTGATGAGATGGGCGTCCCTGACTGGTCCCGCAAGGACATGAAGAAGACTTCGTACTCCAAGCCGCAGGAAGGGGTACGAAGCATGGGCAGTCTCTTCCACGGGCCGAAGGGTCCGGTGCGCCTTGCTGACGGCGGGGACGTTTCGGAAGAGGTGCTGAAGCAGGAAGGACTGAAAGCCTCGTCCAACGAGGATGTCGGCTTCTTCGCCCGCCTGAAGGCCGGGAACATCGATGAAGCTGGCAGCGAAGCCAACATGCGCTTCGGTTCCGGTCGCGGGAACACCGAGCGCCAAGTCAAGGCGGCTCAGGCTGAACTGGACTCGGGGATGTACGCCGAGCCGATGAAGCCCATCGACCCCCCGGAAGAGCCGAAGAAGATGACGGCGGCTGACTTCCAAGTGACGGACAAGGACACGACTCCTGTCCCCATGCCCTCCAAACCCACCAGATCGCGCTCTGTTGCGTCGAAACCAGCCGGTGGGACGTACGACCAGTCCCCGGCTGAAACGGCCCGACTGAGCCGATCCAAGACTCCCGACGAGTACGCGAACGAAACGGCAAGGCTGAACCGGGGTCCGGTTGCCACCGACCGTTCCACCCCGTCGGCGCCTGCCCCGGCGTCTGGCAGCAAGAACCGACCGAACCCGACGTTCTCCGAGAACTCCCTGCTGGGCGTTCTCACCCGGGCGAAGCCGAAGCAGGAAGACACGATGACCCCTGCCGAACGCTCGCTGGAACGCGGACGCAAGATGAAGGAGTTTTTCTCCAGCCAGTTCAAGTTCGCTGACGGCGGCATGGTGAAGGGCAAGAACAGGAAGTGCTGAATCGACCGGACCAGCGTGTCCTTCAATCGCTGATGCGGCTGAAAGGGCACCCGGACTTTGAAGTGGTTCGTGAGTGGTTGGCCCAGTCCTTGGATACCAACCGCCGCGAAGCCGACACCGTGAAGGACGAAGTCCTTCTCCGGTGGAAACAAGGGGCCTGTCAGGCCCTTGACCAGATTCTGGTCACGGAAGCAACGTCGAGAGATTCGTTGCAACGTGGCCGCTGAATTTCACCCGAAGGGTGGAAGCGTGAAGCCAGCCACGATCTTGCTGGCAACTGAAGAACACCGCTGCTGCGGGATCGGGAACACGCCCATGGCGCTCTCGGCGAAGCATCACGGCTCTTGAGGTGGATATGTCTTCTTTGCCCCGTGCAGTACTCGAAGCCGAGCGCCGTGCCAACGAGATCTATGAGTCTCTGAACGCGAACGCTCAACCCGAAACCAACCTTCAACTGGTGCCAGACCCGCAAGTCCCTGCCGAGGGAGAGGCGGCACCTGAGACGAACCAGCAGCCCGCTGTGGCTCCCCAAGGGGAAGACCCGACGTGGCAGCAGAGGTACAACGCTCTCATCGGCAAGTACAACGCCGAAGTTCCTCGGATGGCCGCAGAGAACAAGGATCTGCGGAAACAGCTGGATGCCATCAAGCGGGAGGTGGAGCAGCTGAAAGCAGTGCCCCAGCAGTCGCTCGTGAAGCCGGAGGAAGTCGCTGAGTACGGTGAGAACCTTGTGGATCTGATTCGCCGCGCCGCCCGTGAGGAGGTTGCCGCGAAGGACCGCGAGATCGCTGAACTCAAAGCCCGTCTCGACAACCACGAGACGGTCACGACTCAGACCAGAGCCGACACGTTCTACACGACGCTCGCCAACCGGGTTCCGGACTGGGCCGAGCTGAATGAGAACCCTCAGTTCTTGGCGTGGCTCAACGAATACGACGAGTTCGCTGGTCGCACTCGACTGATGCTTTTGCAGGACGCGGAACAGGCGCAAGACGCCAACCGTGTCGCCAAGTTCTTCGAGACTTGGAAGAAGACGCAAACGGACAGGCAGACGGCCAGCACCCGTCAGCTGGAGTCTCAGGTTGTTCCCGATGCGAACCGGGTCGGAGATGCCCCTGCGGGCAAGAAGATCTGGACGCGTGGCGAGATCGCCGCGTTCTACGCACGGGTCAAGGCCGGGACCATCGCTGACAGTCAGGCGTCTGCCATCGAAGCTGACATCAATGCGGCGCTGATCGAAGGACGGATTCGATAGCCCGCTGTGAAAGGAAAATGAAATGACAGTCACCGCAAGCTCCTCGGGCGTTCTGATCGGCAACGCCGCGTACCCGCAGTACTCGGCCAACGCCAACGGCAGCGGCTCGAAGTTCATCCCCGAACTCTGGTCGGGCAAGCTCCAAGTCAAGTTCTACAAGACCACCGTCCTCGGTGAGATCACGAACAACGACTGGGAAGGCGAGATCAAGGGTCAGGGCGACACGGTCAACATCCGTTCGATCCCGACCATCACGATCCGCGACTACCAGAAGGGCATGAACCTCACCAACGAGGTTCCGGTCTCGACCCCCATCCAGCTGACCATCGACAAGGGCAAGTACTTCAGCGTCGTCGTGGACGATGTCGATGCCGTCCAAGCCGATGTGAAGCTGATGGACATGTTCACCAACGACGCTTCCGAGCAGATGAAGATCGCCATCGACGGTGACGTTCTTCAGAACGCCTACGCGGACGCGGCGACGAACAACAAGGGCACGGCGGCTGGCAAGGAGTCTGGCAACATCAACCTCGGCACTGCGAACGCTGCGGTGGCCGTCACCAAGGACGGTGCCTCCAGCACCCGTGCCATCCTCGATCTGATCCTCGATATGGGTCAGGTTCTGGACGAGCAGAACGTCCCGGAAGACGGTCGCTGGCTGGTCGCCCCGCCGTGGTTCATGTCGCTGATCAAGCGTTCGGACCTGCGTCAGGCGTATCTGACCGGGGATGACACCTCGCCGCTGCGCAACGGCAAGGTCGGCATGATCGACCGCTTCAC